AACCACCCAGGTAAATAGAAACAAACTTTTAATAGAGTTAGGACAAATAAAGTTAGCAGAAATAACTTTAGAAAAACGTTTAGAGAATGCAGAAAACTTTTTATCTGAACTCGAACAACAAGAAAGTTCTGTTGCTAAATTATTAGAAGATAAATACGGTAACGGTTCTATTGATATTAAAACAGGAGAATTTACAGCTTCTTAAATTTTGACACTTTTTTGTATATTTATTTAAGTAAGAGATTACTCTATACATATAAACGGTTTCGATTCTCTTTGAATATTTATTATAGAAAAACAATTTAACTTAAAATAACATGGCAGAAACTTTAATCTCCCCAGGCGTTTTAGCAAGAGAGAATGATATCTCGTTTATTGCACCTGCACCGTTAGAAGCTGGAGCTGCACTTATTGGACCTACCGTAAAAGGACCTGTAGAAGAACCTACAGTAGTTACTTCATACGGACAATACCAAAGAGTGTTTGGTACCACTTTTGCATCAGGTTCAAACAAGTTTGAGTACTTTACTTCAATCGCAGCTAAATCATACTTTGAACAAGGAGGAAATTCAGTATTAGTAACCAGAGTAGTATCTGGTTCATTCACCGCAGCATCTAACACGTCTATTACGGCATCAGGAGTTGCATCACAACCATTTACTTTAGAAACTCTTGGCAAAGGAGCTTTGCTTAACAACGCAACAGGGTCATCCCCAGATTCAGCTGTTCACAATAGTGACGGAAGTTTGGCAGATGGAGAAGCTGATAATTTAAGATTTGAGATTTCTAATGTTAATAACAGTGTTGGTACATTTTCACTACTTGTACGTAGAGGAGATGATAACACAAAAGGTAAAATTATTCTTGAATCATTTAATGACTTATCATTAGATCCAAATTCAGAGAATTATATCGAAAGAGTTATTGGTAATCAATACAAGACAAAATCAACAGACGGAGAAGTAACATACATCTCAACAGTAGGTGAATATGTTAACAGATCACGTTATATTAGAATTACTTCAGTAAACACTCCTACACTTAACTATGTAGGAAATGACGGTATTACAGTAGGAACAGATGGAGATAGTGTAAGTTATTCTGGTTCTTTACCAGTGGCACAATCTGGATCCTTCCACGGAGCAGCAGGACAATTATATAAGAACGATGCAGCTAATAACCATTTTGGTGATATTACAAATACCAATACACAAGGTTTAGAAGCAACTTCTTATGCTGATGCAATTGCAATTCTAGAAAATAAAGACGAATACGTGTTTAACATTATTTCAGCACCTGGTCTTATTTACGATTTTGGAACACATAAAACACAACTAGACAGTATTATATCTCTAGCACAGAATAGAGGTGATTCAATTGCTGTAATAGATGTAGAGCAATACGGAGCTACAGTGAGCAATGCAGTAGCTGCAGCAGGAACAATCAATAGTTCATATACAGCAACTTACTGGCCATGGTTACAAACACAATCTGCTACAGGCAAGAATGTTTGGATCCCAGCATCAGTAGTAATACCAGGAGTATATGCATTTACAGATGGAGCAGCCGCACCTTGGTTTGCACCAGCAGGTTTAACAAGAGGAGGAATTCCTAACGTTATCCAAGCAGAAAGAAAGCTAACAAGAGCACAAAGAGATTCACTTTACAATGCTAATGTTAACCCAATTGCTACCTTCCCAGGAAGTGGAATTTCAGTATTTGGACAAAAAACATTACAGAAAAAGAAATCTGCTCTTGATAGAGTAAATGTTCGTAGATTGTTAATTAACTTGAAAAAGTTTGTTAGCGATGTATCAAGAAACTTGGTATTTGAACAAAACACTACAGTAACTAGAGACTTATTCTTATCACAAGTGAATCCATTTTTGGAATCAGTTGTACAAAGACAAGGATTGTATGCCTTTAGAGTAGTAATGGACGACAGCAATAACACACCAGATGTGATCGATAGAAACCAATTGATCGGGCAAATATTTATTCAACCAGCAAAAACGGTAGAATTTATTCAACTTGACTTTACAATTGAACCTACTGGAGCAACATTTGGAGCATAATTTAATTAATGTATATTTATAATAAAGCAATAAAATGGCAGTACTAGAATCAACTCAGATTAACGCAGCGATATTTGAACCTAAAGTGCAAAATAGGTTTCTTATGTCAATGGGTGATACAGGTATACCAGCCTTTATGGTTAAAAACGTTACTGCTCCTAACTTTGAGGACGAAGTAGTAAAGTTGGACCATATCAACACATATACTAAAATAAGAGGAAAAAGAGAATGGGGTAACATGGACATGACTTTATATGATCCAATCACACCTTCAGGAGCACAGGCAGTAATGGATTGGGCTCGTTTATCTTATGAGAGTGTAACTGGTAGAGCTGGATACAGAGATTTTTATAAAAAAGAAATCAAATTACAAATATTAGGACCAGTAGGGGACGTAGTGAGCGAATGGGTATTAAAGGGAGCATTCATCACAAACATGTCTCAAGGTTCATTCGATTGGTCAACTTCTGATGTAGCAGAATTGACTATGACAGTGGCAATGGATTACTGCGTACTTAATTACTAACTTTTTACCTCCAACCACCTGGAAATGCCGGCCTTGTGCCGGCTTTCCTATCTTTTATTCCTAAGTTTAAGTAAATATTAAGAGAAGTTTAAGAGAAGTTCTTATATTTATTAATATAAAAACATCCTTATGAAGAGAG